TAGGTCTTGAACAGCGTGCCCTGTCCTGTCGTCTGATATGCGCCTTGCAGCGAGTCGGTCATCAGTCCTGTGATCGTGGCAATGAACGACTCACGCTGTGCGCCGACATACTCGCCCATGTCTTGCGGTCGCCCGTCCATCTTCTCGATGGCGGTGAACGCCTGATTCAAGGCCTTGTAGTCGAGCCTCCCAATGCTTCCGCTTGTGAAGCGAGGAAGTTTCACAGCGACATAATTCCAAATTGCAGATTGGCAGTTGCGGTCGAGGAGATCGCAGAGAACGATGTTGTCACGCAGCGACCGAGCGCATATTCACCTGGTCGAAGGTTGAGGAACGGGAACGATGTGCCCGCTGCTGTTGCTGCGCACGACGAGATCTTGATCGATGGATCAAAGGTCGTGCTCGTGCTTGTCGACAAGTTGCGAAACCAGTAGTAGCCACCTGCGACAACATCTGATCCGATGTTGAGATTCTCAATTGCCGTGCCGATGTTCTGCGACAAGTCTGATCCGATGATCGTTGCCATGTCAGGCTGAATTGTGCCTGGTCGAAACGATGCTCGAAAGTTGCCTGACGAGACATCGACATTGAGTGAGATATTGATTTCGTCTGCCATGTTTTATAGTCCTGTGAAGTATTGCGAGAGGTTGTTGAAGTTGCTGGTGTATTTGAACGGCTGCTTGTAGTAGACCTTTTCAGCCGAGCCCTTGAGTATTGTCCCGACGGTTGCCGATGCGAGGATCGGCGATCCGTTGTTTCCCTTGACAGGATACTGGATCTGGTGATACGCCTGATCGTAGATGAAGCGATACTCGATCGAGTTGCGCCCGACCTCGGGGATCGTCTCGCAGTTGCATCCTGCGAACACAACAGAGCCTGACGGATAGTTGAGGAATGTCGATGCGTTGCGTGTGCCGATCTGCACTGCGATCGCTTGCGCATCAGGCAGGAACGAGTCCGTGATCAGGATCGAGAACTCCTGCTTGTACACGAGGGTCGAGAGTGGAATGCCACCTGCATCGATCGAACTCCCGCCGATGTCAGTCACGGAGTAGTCGCCACTTGCAACCGCCTGCAACGCCGTGACCGAAGCGAAGTCACGCCAAAGGTCACGGAACTCCGCCTGCATCGACAGTCGAGCCGTGCGATATCCGACCTCGCTCGGCTCGAGCAGCGGTGATGTCGGGTTGTTGAACGCCTGCGCTGCGCCGATCTCCGCTCTATAGCGCATCGTGACTTGCCATGTCGAAACTGCGCTCGGATCTTTCGTGATCGAGTAGTCGAAGGCGAGCATGTCGTATGGCAACGCACCATCGTTTGGGTAGTTCTCGTATTCACCTGGCAAGGTTGTCCCGAACAGCGCAACGACATCGCCCTCTGTCGCAGCGTCAACAACAACAAACTGTCGCTCGGCACGAGGCTTGCCCTCATTGTTGAGATACTTACGACTGGTATTTAGTTCGTAGACATCACTCATATGAAGCCTTGGTATGCTTTTGTGATTCGGACCTGTTCAAGAGTTGCTGCCTCGATCTTTTCAAGGCTCGCCACTTGTTTCTTCGCCATCTCAAGCGCAGTCCCACCTGCGCCTTGTTGCGCAAAGTTGAACTGACCGAGCGCAGTTTGTCCGCTGTTGATCATGCCTTGCGCTGCCTGTCCTGCAAGTTGATCGACTCGACCAACCTTGTCGACTTGTTCCTGCGCTTTCTTCTCGGCATCGATGATGTCTTGCTGCGCTTGGACTGCAGCGTCTCGAAATTGCTTATTCAGTTTCTTGTCAATTTCAACCTTTACATCCGCAGCCCTCTTTGCATCCTCGGCAGCCTTGTCGTCCAATGTTTTCTTGTCTGCAGCCGCCTTCTCGTTGATCTCTTTGTCCTTTGCTCTTTCTTGATTGCTTCGTGCCGCATCTCGCCTCGCCGCTTCATCATCGATTTTGTTTAACTGTTGTCGATGTTGCGCTCGAGCCCCTTCAATAGCGGCATTTCTTTTCTTTTCTGAATATGTCTTCTTTACTGCAAATTCTTCGCTGTTTTCCATCTTGTCAAATTTCGCATTGATTGCAGCAATCTTGTCAACATGTCTCTGCTGTTCAAGTTCCCGATTGGCAAGATATTTTTCTTGATCTGCCTGACCTTCTTTGTCTGCTTGCAGATTGGATATTTGCATTGGATCTTTGCCAGCCGCATTCTTGGCAATAAGATCGTCTGTTTCTTTCTGGAAACTTTTCAGAGAATCCATCATTGCCTTGGTCGAGTCAATTTGCTTTTCAACTGCTCCGCTGACCTTCTTGGCGATCAACTGTGCGGCCTTCTCTGCACCGTTGACCATCTCATCAAGGATGCCAAACACAACTCCGACGACTGGCAAAGATTTTGCACCGTCAACAATGCCCTGCGCCAAACCAAGTCCGATGTCATGACCGCTCTTGCCTGCGTTGCTATCTTTGACTGCTTGCAGAATGCCGTTTCCAATGGTGTGCGCAATTGCAGTTGCAACCATCATCATCGGCAAATTTGCAGCAAAACTTTGTCCAAAGTTTGCACCTGCCTTCTCGCCGACCTTGCCCATAGTCACGGCACTCTGATTCACTTTCGCTTCTGCCACTTTCAACCCCGCATCAAGTTTGTCAAGTTTCGCAGTGATCTGTACTTCAAGTGTTGGATTCATAGTGCTATCTCATCCTACGCATGCTCTGTGTTTGTGCCTCTGCGTTGCGCACCAAGAGCGCACTCGTTGCGTGCGCAATTGCAAGCAGTCGATCCACGGGCAACTCCATCGGATCAGGCGAGCCTGGAGCGTAATGAGAAACAAATGCGGCGAGACTGTGCCAGTCGAGGTCGCCGCTCCCCGCTGTCATTTTGGGCTTGAGGACTCCGCATCGAGATCGATGCCGAATAGTGCCAGCGCAGTCGACACGACCACTTCAGGCTGCATCAGCGCAACTGCCTCGCTGCCGTCCACCTTCGCCTTCTTGCATGCGTGCTCGATGACTTCGAGCGCACCTTCAAGTGTTGCGCCGTGCTGAATCGCAAGTTGCGTCGTGCGGTCTCGTAGGTCGTATATCGCCTTCATGCACTCGACCCGCTGCGCAGAGTCCGCACGAGAGTCCTCGAGCATCTCCTGCGCTCGGTTGTGCAGTGCGTGCCATCTGCGTTCCCCGATCTCGATGTAGTCGTTTGCAGAGAGACACGAGAGCATGTGCCGACCGATTGCTACCAGGCGGGCTTTTGGTTTGTTGGTTTCCATCGTGCGAGTTCCTTTCGTGTTTTGATAGTAACACGCACGAGATCACGCCTCAACGATGGCGATATGTTTTCAGCAAGCATGACAAATTGCAGCGCATCCTTGCGGTCCATTGCGCCGACCCATCGACCGTGCTGCTTGCCTTGAAAGACAAACTCCACCCGCAAATCGTCAGGGTTCTCCTTGCGACCTGCGAATGGATTGAAGTCTTCGATCAAGTCCAAGTTACAGTGACTGCGCTAGTGAATGCGGTCGCTGTCGATGCGATGCCAAAATTAGCGGAGAATGTTGCCTCGCCATCGACTGCAACGCCGACAGTAATTGAGTCAATGATCGCATTGAATACAAGCGTGTTACCACCCTCCGCAGTCAAAGTGATTGCTGCTGCCGCAGTGTTGCCTGTGAATGCAACGGTCGGAGAGGTTGAAGCGTCCAATGATCCAGTCATCGATCCTGTTAGATCGATGATCCCGATCGCTCGATTGCGGGTTGCGTTTCCGAAACCAGTGATATCAGTGCTTGCTCTCGTGAAGTTTGCTGTCCAAGACTTGATAATTCCACCGATTGCACCCGAGATTGCGATGTTGCCGTTGACTCCGCTGATTCCTGCCATTGTGATTCTCCCTTTAGGATTGTTTCGTTGCGAAAATTCTGTATGTCGTGTCGATGACGATCGAGTCTACATTGATCGTAGGCACACCCCGAGAAGTGCAGATCGACTCGATGGTCGAGTAGGACGCTGACGATGGTGTCATGCTCGCTTTGTGCAGGAGCGAGAACAGCGCAGCCTCGGCAGCCATCGCCGTGACAACGGACGAGTCAGGCTTGAAGTAGATGGTGAAAGCACAGTCGAGCGTGTGCATCGACTGCGTTGCCGATGACATGAAGGTCGTAGTGTCCTCGTTGCTGATCGCATACACCAAGAGCGGCATGACCGTGCCTTGTGGTCCTTCGAGTTGATAGATCTTCTCTCCGAAAATGTTGTAGAGAGTTTGAACTGAGACCAACTTGTTGTATATCGTTGTCAGGATGACTTGGCTCATTGTGCCGCCTTCATTGCTCGAGTTCGCATTCTCTTGATTGCCTTGTCCATCTGCAGTTCGATAATGTCAACCACTTTGGGTTTAATTACTTTGATGCTTGGCGCAATGAACGGTCGGTGGTGCATATAGCGGGTTGCGTATTCAAGCCATCTTGGAATGCGTGCGTCCTTGTTTACGCCTGCCACAAGTCCTGACATGACAACGGAAACGAAATCTCGACCAGTTCGATTCTCAACTGTTGCTGTTTGGACCGAGTTGCGCAGAGTGCCCGTGTCGACCGCTGGAGGGTTGAATGGTGCGGACCGTCTGCGATACGAGCCCTTGCCTTTCTTGCCACCAAAATATCCAACGCCTGTGCCCTTCTTGCTCAATGTGATTCGCAGTTCCCTTTGCAGTGCGACCATCGAAATATTGAGACCTCGCTGAATGCCCTCGATGTTCGCAGCCATAATGTCCGCAGCCGAAAAGTTGTGGGATGCGCTCATTCTTGACCCTCAACCGTTGTCAGCGCAAGGATGAAATATGCCATCTTGTCAGGACCGCTTCGCATATCTGGTCGGCGGAATCCCGTGATCTCATACATGATCGATGTCTCGTTGTGAAAGAGCCGCTGTCCAGTTGCCAAACTTGTCCCGTCGACCGCATTAACATATGCGGTCAGACTTGTCGATGCACGGATTGCGCCGTTGAGAATGGACTCGTTCGGAGTTGCAGGCTGCAAGTACACCGTGATAGGACCTTCAGATGATAGGTAAGTTTTTGTAGGTGCGCCACCTGCATCAACACTTACAGTCAGACTGTAAATTTCAAGACTCTGTCCGAATCGAGCGATGAGACTATCAACGCTCATCGGATCTCTTTCCAACTGCCGAGCATGTCCTCCATCATCGCCCTCGACGAATCCGCACTTGCCATCGAGTACGAGTAGTCGCCGAGCGACTCGCTCTGCAGCGATGTGTCGGACTTGCGGCTCAAGTACGCCGTGCCTGCGATGACCATGCACGCTTGATGGATGTCGTCAGGCACGGTTGTATAGCCTGCGGAGTACTCGATCAGCGTCGACTGCAGCGCACTTGGATATCGTGCATTGTGCGATGCCATCGGGAATGCGTCTTGACGGATCGTGACGATGCCAAGGTACGAGTCGTAGACAAACTCGCTCGAGACATTGACTCCCGTGAGAACCACGGTTGCCATCTTGATATCTCCACCGGCTCGAGGATGCAGTTGTGCGCAGCGCATCGCAGTCGACACGCTTGCGCTGTAGCCCGTGATCGCATTGATCGCAGCGACAAGCGATGTCGTGTCGGGATAAGTTGCGAATGTCAGCGTGCTGATTGATGTCGTGCCTGCGCTGGTGGTGCGTGTCAGCGTGACACCAGGTGCGAGTGCGCCGCTTGCAACTGTGCCGAGCGGCTCGGTGTTGATCGAGACTGTCAGCCTGATATCGCTTGACACGGTCGATGCGATCGTGAGCGCAGCGGCAAGTCCTGTGTACACGCCCACGACATTGTTGATCGGATACTGCTTGACTCGCACGCTGCGGACATCGTTGCCGCCATACCACTCGCTGTAGTTGCGCACAAGGATCTGTCGTCCGATCCACCGTTCGATCTTCGCCGTTGCGTGATCGATGTAGCCCTCGAGG